AAAATTCTACAAAATGCAAAACGAGGTAACAGTAGTACAACAACAGCCTACAGCGATAATTTCAAGCGAGAGATTCTTCAAGGTCTATTCACCCGCTAACTGTATGTTACATAGCTACAAACTCAAAACCATAGACGATGCTATCAACCTGCCTACGCCCAGTATCAACGCCGTAAAGCGTGACTATGGAGCAGAGGCTTGCGACAAGTTCGTGATGGCGTGGCTCGTATATCTCAACGAAATGCTCAACCTATCCCGTCCAATGAGTGAAGAGCAAATAAGGCTTTGCAGTAGCCAAATAATGAACGATTACGGTTACTTAAAGCTTACCGAGATTTCCTTCATATTCAAACGCATATTATCGGGCGAATACGGCGAGTTTTATGAACGTCTTGGCATTGATAAAGTACTTAGTTTTTTTCGCCAATACGACAAAGAACGCTTCACCTTTATAGATGAACAACGACAGCGAGAGCACTCCGAGTTTCGCTATCAAGAACGGGCTAATGAAACCCCTTTAGATGACTTTAAACGTCGTTTAAAAAAAGCCTACAGACTAATCTAAAATGAGCCAATTAGCAATTTTTAACATTCGCTAATTGGCTCATTTGCTAATTTGTATATTTATTAATTATGTTGTACTTTTGCACTATAAAACTCCTCTGCTGCTATGAAAAGACAACGACACTTTACCGCCCGCCTGTACGCTCTTATCCGTGAGGAATATGAAAAGCTATCACAGCAACAAAAGTATAAACACGGCTATATTGTAACTACCTTATCTGAAAAGTTTCTACGTTCAGAACGTACCATCGAAAATATCATCTTCAATAGGGTTTAATCTAACCCTACAAAATACCTATTGTCTTCATCTTCCACCCGCAAGCGTACCTGTGTAGGCTCGTAATACTTCATTGCACTACTATCGTGCAATTTGCATTCAAAAGTAACCTGGTATAAGTTGCCTGCTGTACCGATATCTACAGGCGCAAAAGCCACACGGCGCATACTGCTGTAGTTTTTACCCGATGTGCCGTGAAAGTTACCAAAAAGCGCATCTAAGCTCTTGGTAAATGCCAATGCCCCTTCTTGATTATAAGCCCCTTGGAAAGTATCTAAGAAAGTCTCGTAATACAAATAAAAATCTACTTGCAAATCTACTATTTGTACGAGTTCACCTATATCATTGGTTTGCGATGAGCGAAACCCGATAAATACAGCAGGTGTACCAAAAGGGTGCTCATCAGCTAAAAAGCCTACTTGGTTATGCCAAAGGTCTATCCATTGTATTTCGGGTATTTTCTCACTGATACGCTCAGCGAGTTCTATATATAAATCTTGCCAGTGTTCCATTATTCAAAAGTTAAATGTTCGTCTGCTCTATGTATTTCCTCTATGATGAGTTTTTCCAATTGTTTGTCTAAGGTATAGCTCTCGCCAATAAACTGTCGCTTAGGTATATGTATAGTGAGGCTTGTTTTTTTAGTAAGAGCCATAGCCTTATAGCTATTATTTTGGGTTTTATAGTACATCGCCCAAAAGTATTTTCGCATTTTCTCTGTTACTTGTACGGTAATTGTACCTCCTTCGTTATGTATAGCTGCATAGTTTAGTTTTTCACCCGCTGAAATCACTACCCTTTCAGGCGATTGCTCGGCTATACGCAGGCTATTCTTGAGCGTAAGCGACTGCTGTAGCGTTTTATGAGGTAACGTATCTACACGCTTCACCCAAGGGATAAACGAGGCATCGGTAAAGCCCTGTTTTATGAACGATTGCAGAAAGAACGCCCGCGCTTTTTGGGCTACTTTGGGCGAGATGTTTTTAAATATCTCCCGTGCCATAGTCTCGAAGTTAGGAGTCTGAAAGTTTGCCATAAATAAAATTTAAATCATTTTTATTTGCTATTTAAAAAATGTTTTGTACTTTTGCAGTGTAATAGGCTATCCTTTACAACTCGCGGGGGGAGGGCGCTCCTGCCGCTACCAGAGTAAAGCCTTGATGTTTAATTTATTAGACATTAAGGCTTTGCTTATTTTAATGACTTTAGCTTTTCAATTACTTTTAAATAGTCTTTTAATAACTCTTCTTTTGTGAAAGAAATAGCCTTATTTCCATTGATAAAATACATTTCTTTCAAAAAATCAGCTCCTTTATAGTTCATTATCTTACCTTTCAGGTGTTTTGTAATATCACTTGCTAACCAATTTTTAAACTCTGTGATATCATATACAATAGTTCCTACCCCTTGTGCTTTTGCGTACTCTAAATTCTTTTTGATTCCTGTATAGGATATAGATTCTTTTCTATCGCCTGTATTCCCTTTTATCTCATATTCGGGGTTTTTATACCCTTCAATAGTTATATGTGGGCGTATATTCACACTTACTCTCAAGTTGTCAGCAATGACAATAGCACTTTTGAGGTTTTTGGCAAGGTCGCTTTCGTCGGCAAAGGGGCTTACCTTTACCACAGCCCCATTTTTAGCCTCATAAACTTTTGTATAGGGTGCTTTTAATTTGCTTAGTTCAAAGGCTTTTTTGGTGTCGCTGTCGGCATCTAAAGCGAGGGCAAAGTAAGGGTGAGGTTTGCCCTGGTTTGTACTATCCTCTTTGAACACCTGCCCACTAATGCCTACATTACCACGAAACTCTTTAGGAAAGTCCTTATCACTAAGCTGAGGCATATCACCCGTACTTGCGGGTTCTGCTGTTTGTCTAACATAGCAACGGCAACGCCAGCCATTGGGTGGGTAGAAGTTTTTCCAAAAATCGCTTTCAATAGGAGCAATAAAGCCTTCTAAGGGGCGGTGTGCTTCGCGTACTCTTTCGTCTTTTTGGGTACAATATTTTAGGTTAGGGTATAAGTCTTTACGCTTTACATACTCCTGCCAATTAGCAGCGTGGTAGCCCGCTTGTTTGGCTGTTTGCCACTCGGCTTGAAGGTAGTTTTTGTTGTACTTAGGGTTTAGCTGCTGCACCTCTTGTAGGAATGTTTGCCAATTTTTGCCTTTATCCGAACGTAAGATTTCATTTATTTGCTGTAGGAGTACATAGTTTTTTGCCCCGCTAAACTTATAGAGATTGCGCTGCATTTGTAGTACTTCGGGGGAGATAGCTCCCGTTTGCTTATTCACCTTGAAGCTATCTTTACCAAAACCCTCCCACATAGCGCCATTGAGTTCTTTGTAAGTTTTTAAAATATAGCCGTCGGATAGTTCTCCTTTTTTGAGTGTGCCATTATACCTATCTTTAGCTATTTGCTCCATTACCTTTAGCCAACCTGTAAGGTCCAAGGAGTGGGTATCGTGCGCACATTCGCAGTGGCTATGCGTATAGAGTTCCTCTGTACGTAAAAGAGCGCGGCGCAGTTGCCAACGCTCGTTTAGGGCGCTATCGTATAGGCTTTTTTTTTTTGAGCCTTCCACTTGTGGGAGGTTAGAGGTTTGGCTTTTTACACCTACTATCTTGAGCCCCGTAATGGTTTCTACTTGTTCGGGGTCAAAGTCGTAATAAACACCTAATGTATCTACCATCTTACAAAACTTCTCAGCTGTTAGGGGCTCTTCGTCGTCCCACTCAAAACGCAAGTCTTTTAAAGGCGCATAGGCGGGTGAGAGTTTCACTAATAGCGGTATGAGCTTCTTGTTTATGATGTTTTTCACCAAGAGTTTATCGCTTTGAAAACGGTAGGAAGCCAGCTCAAACTGCACCTCTACCGAGCCTACAAAGCCTTTCTCATCGGTGAGACCTGTACCCCCTAAAAAGCGTTTGGATATTTCATTATCAGCACGCTTGATGAGTGTGTCAAATACTTCGGCATTGTTGTTTTGTGAGATGTTAGGCACTTCAAATTTTTCATTTCCACGCCCTACCATAAAGGCATTGCGTTTGAAGTTGGTAGCCATTTCAAAGAGTTCGTTAAGGCGTGTATCATCCTCACGTTCGGTAGTGATAAAGAGTGGAGGTACGCCGTACTTCTCAATGAAATCTAGCCACGACCCTAAGCCAAGTTTTTTGGCTAAGATAATAGGAGCTACCAAAGCATATTGCCCTAAATCGTTATAGTCTTTACCTACTTGGATATAGAAGTTGGCAAGGTTACCCTCTTTGTAAGGTGTGCCCGTAGTATCGCCTGCTTCCTTGAGTACAATACCTTTAAGGGGGTTGAAGTAGGCTTGCTCTATTTCGGTTACTTCGGTAAGTTCGCCTTTCTCATCGGTATTGAACAGCTCAATTAGGGTAGTACCTTGAAACTTACTCATTAGTACAAGTTTGATAAAGTCTTGAAACCACATCGTTTCCAAAAGTTCCTTAGCCTCCTCGTTGCGTTCTTTCTTAGCGTTCACCAAGCGAAAAGGTGACTGCTGTGTTTTGGAAATACGGCTTTCAATCACTGAGCCAAGATGGTTGTCCTGCTCTAAGTTGTCGTATAGTTGGCTTAGCTTTAGCTTTTCGGGGTTGTCGGGGTTAGTGGCGAGCATTACCCCCATTTTCCAATCGTTAAGGGTTTCCACCCGCAACATTTTGGCTTGGTAACTTATGTATTGCGAAGCGGCAGCATTGGTGCGTCCTGCTAATGCCATTTTGAGCATAGCAAAGGGGGCACTGGCTACAAAGTAGGCTTGTACACGGTTATAGGCTTTTTGTAAGATATTCATTGGTTATTAGATATAAAAGTCATTGTTAGTAAGGTTACCATAGAGGAAACGTGCCGAGCTTCCCTTTTGCTCATTGGCAGGAGGTTTAGGCAAATCTTCTAAAATGTAAATGCCTTTGGAGAGCTTGTCCAACATAGCCTCCGCCCACTCCTTTTGTTTCTCGGTATTGCTATTGGGGTTATACTTGCGGTAGGCGTTGCGTGAGAAAACATCGTGCAACACCAAGAAGGTAAGCATACGCCCTAACAAATCGTTATAGATAGGAGCATTAGGGTTAAATATTTTCTCCACATCGTAAAAGCGTTTTAAAAGCGTTTTAAAAATAGCGATATGCTCGGCTTCGCTATCAGTGAGGGCTTGTTCAAAGTCCTTGCTACTCTCATCAATTGCCCGCTCAAAGGCTTTGGATATAAGGTTTTCTTTTCGGATATAATGCATAATTATTAGTTATTAATTGCCTGCGTTGGCTCACCGCTACCATCTATTAAAGGTTTTCATTTTTCCCATTAACACTTTAAAGCTATTGTTAGGCATATAGGCTTCCAAGTCAGTAGTACAGATTTGGTGGGCATCAGGCCAGTCGTCGTGGGTTTTGTACTGAGGTTCTATACTCTTGAGTTGTCCTGTACCTGTTTGCATATCTACTGAGCCTTTAAGGGCTTCATTGTAGAAGACACGCCCATTCTGATAGTAAGGCTGCATACTCATAATACGGTCTATCTTACGGGTACGGTCGAGGGTACGCTTGGTAAGGTTTAGTGTAATACCAGTTTCTTTCTCCACCTCTCGAATAGTGCGCTGCACCTCATCATTCCAAAACTGCGCTTCGTACTGCCAGTGCACCACTACCCCTGCAGGTAGGTGCTTTTGAAAATGACACATCCATTCCACGGCTGCTCTCATTTTTGTCTGCCTACAAAAGGTATCAATCACATAGAACTTACGCTCTTTAATACCCTGCACCACTACCGCATTGTAGTCACTGGTGGCATTGCCTGCGTAGGCAATATCCCAATGTCCGATGATGTACTCCATAGTGCGGAGCTGTGGGAGTTTTACCCATTGGAATTGCTCCTCTTTAAAAATCACCCCCTCAATGTAGGGACTATTGTTATACTCGGCATTAGCAGCTAATTCACCTATGCCGTCTGCACCATACACCAACTCATAGAAGTAGGTATCATCATATTTACCCACCCACGTAGGAGCGTAGGTTACAGGGTCATAAGCGTTTACTTGGTGTACCTTCCACTTAGGGTGCTTGTCTTGTAGCATCGTCTGTATCATCACGGGGGCAAAGCGGTTGTTTGCCTGCACAAAGCGGCGATACTTGCCGTCCATAGTAGGAATAAGAGCGGTATCTATCCACTTTACTACTTCCTCTTGTCGGCGTGGGTTCTTGTTAATTTCCTTATCCTCCAAGTCGTCAGCTACGATAAAGGTAGGGCGTTTGTTTTTCACTCGTAACCCACGTGTATTTTGTCCCATACCAAGGGCTTGTCCTATAAAGTCCCCTTTGGTGATAAAGAAGCCGTCTTCCCAAGTGCCCAGCTGTTTTTGTTCACCAAAGTCAGCTAAAATACGAGGGTTGGCTTCAAACTCTGCTTTAATATCCTCCAACAGCTGCTCGGCACGTTCATAGCTATTACCAATAATCACCAAATACATAGGTTCTCCTTGCAACCACAGCCAAAAGGGTATAAATATATCATTCCAAACCGATTTGGCAAGCGCACGCCCCCATTGGCAAAAACCCTTAAAAGTAGGGTTCTTTTGTACCATTTTAGCCCATTCTATTTGGAAATCAGCGCAAGGAGCATCGGCATAGTGAGGGAAGTAGCGTTCCACCATTAGTCCTGGGTTCTTACGGCACGCCTCTATATTTGCCTTGCGCTCCTCAGCGGTTTCGTTAGCAAAGTGTGCCCCCGCACTCTTGGCAAAGGCTATCTTTTGTAAGTACCGCTCTTTGGCGATTTTGTCTTCCACTTTCATTGCTTAAAACTTTTTATCGGCTACCTCGTGTAGGTGTTCCTCTTGGAAATCTAAAGTAAGTATATAGAGTTTCTCATCTTTGAGGCGTAATGCTTCGAAGATACTCTCCATTACTTCTATATATATCGAAAGGGTTATTTTAGTACCCTTGATAAGGTTTTCAATACGCTTATTCCACTTAGCAATAGCATCGTCAATCGAGGCACATTCTTTACGGAGTTCCAATAGTTCTTTCTGTAGGTTGCTTTCCTCGTCCTTATCGGCATATTTTAGTTCAGCTTCTTTTTCCTTTATCTGTTCAATCACCTGCAAACGACGGTCAGTAAGCGAGTCCACAACCAACTGGGTACGCTCTATACGTTCCTTGCCCGAATTAGCTTTAGCATCGCGTATTTTGCGCCATTCTCCCTCAGTAGCCCAACGGTCTACGGTACGCTTATTAACACTGAGCTGCCCCGCAATCTCTTCAGAAGATTTACCTTGCTCAATGAATAAGATACGTGCTGATTTTTTCTCTATTTCTTTTGCCATACTTCATTTTTAATAATGCAAAGTTCCACAAAGCCCCTAACGTATAAAAATTACCGTCCCAAAATAGGTCGAATTTACTGCCTATTATAGGTCTGATTTACTGCCTATTTTGGTATACCAATTTGCAAGCCTGCCCCCTTCTTTGGAATTTTGCACCGCAGAGAGCCTTTGCAGGCAATTAGTTTTGAATAAACAATGAATGAACAAACAAAAGGACATAGCATAGCCAAGATAAACGCCCAAGCAGGAGTATTAGAGCTCAGCATTACGGGTGTAATATACTATGGGTGGACAGCCTCTGACTTTCGTTATGAGGTTGATAAAGCCCTTAAACAAGGAATTACTACAGCTACCGTATATCTCAATACACTTGGTGGCTCTGTGTATGAAGCCTCTGAAATTGTTATTCAGCTCAAGCGGATGAGTAGTGTAACCATTACCGCAGGTGCCTTGGTAGCTTCTGCAGGCACATATATAATGGCACATTTCCCTGCCAAAGCCTACAAGAGTTCGCAGTTTATGATACACAAACCGATGACTTCCTTTGAGGGAAATATTGACCAGCTTAAAGCCGAAGAAAAACACCTAGAAAACCTCACCGCTCAATACAGAGAAGTCTATGCCAGCCGTTTTGGTAAAACCTCTGAAGAGATAGACCAGCTATGGCAACAAGACTATTGGCTTAACGCTACTGAAGCCCAAGAATTAGGGCTCATCACCGAAATTACAGACGGAGAACCCGAAATAACCACAGAAACCATTGCAATGATGCAAGCCTGTGGCTGTAAGTACCTGCCTACACCCAACACTGTAACAAACTCAAAAAACATAATTCCAATGGACAAAAACGAGCTTATCTCCGCACTCGGTATGGCAACCAATGCCACCGATGAGCAAATCAAAGAGCGTATTGCTGCTCTCAAACAACACGAGGCGCAAAGCAAAGCTGAAAGCACCACCCGTGCCGAAAAGTTAATCAATAAGGCTATCCTTGACAAAAAAATAGCCGCTGACAAAAAAGACTTGTACGTAGGCTTAGCTGTTGCCGATTACGACAAAACCGCCGCCCTCTTAGAGGATATAGAAGCCCCAAAACCCGCTTCTCAGTCTATTCAACATTCCAATACCGTTGCAACCGACAAAAACACTTGGACAATGAACGACTACCTCACCAAGGACCCGAAAGCCTTAGAAGAGTTAATGGTCTCTGACCCTCAAAAGGTGAGAGAACTCAACACTATGTATCAACAACAAAAAAACAAGTAGAAAATGCCAATTAAAAGCGAAACATTACCCCTAAAAAATGAGCTAGCTGTAACAGAGCTCATCACACAATTCAGACACGAGCACTCTTGGCTCGGTGCCGTAAAATCCAAACCCGAATGGGTAGGTAACGATGTTATCAAAATCCCTGTACGTGGTATTGCCCCTAAAGTGCTTATCAATAACACGGTATACCCCATTGCTTCTCACAAAAGAGAAGACGGCAAAGTGATAATATCCCTTAATAAGTACGAGACCGAGAATACTGAGGTAACTACTGATGAGCTTTACGCATTACCTTATGAGAAGGTAAGTGATGTACAAGTACAGCATCGTGAAACCTTAGAAGACAAAACAGCTGAGCACGCTATAGTTTCTATTGCTCCTCAGAAAAACACCGACAAAACACCCGTAATAACCACTACAGGTGAAGATGACGGAACAGGACGCAAACGATTGACAGCAAAGGACTTAATAGCCCTTAAAAAGAAATTGGACAAACTCAAGGTGCCACGTATAGGGCGTGTATTGGTATTGTGTTCAGACCACATCGCCGACTTGCTTATTGAAGATTTGAGTCTTAAAACCCGTTACCAAGATGCCAATGGCGGTAAAATAGCCAGCAACTACTACGGTTTTGAAATCTACGAGAGTACTTATGCCCCTACCTACCACAATGGCGAAAAAGAAGCCTTCGGTACAGTAGCTCAAGGCAAGGAGGCCTCTGTTGTTTTCCATAAAAACTACACCGTAAAAGCTCCTGGCAGTGCTGTGCGTTACGCTATTGAAAAAGAAAAGAACCCCAGTGGTCGTAGCAATGAAATAGGCTTTGAAATGCACTTCGTATGTGTAGCAATCAAAGACGAAGGTACAGCGGCTATCATTAGCGGTAGTTAATAAATGGGGTGTGCCCGTAAGCTCACCCCTTATTTTAAAAACTTTTTAAACCCAATTTAAACAATGGAAAATCCAAAAACATACGCACAGCTGTTAGTTATTGCCTTAGAGGTAATGCAAGACAATGACCTCGACGAAGTTTTTGCAACAGAAGACGGACAAGTGTTCTATGAAGAGAATCGTGCTAAGCTCCACGCTTCTAACATTGAAAGCAAGGTGTATAGCTTTGATAACAAAAAATCCAAAAAAAAAGCCAAAGGAGGTAAAACAGGAACTACTGAAGTAGAAGAGTTTAGCCCGCAAGAAGAAACAGCAGGTGAAGAGCCTACTAAAGAAGACGAAGAAACAAAAATTAAATAACAATGGGACAACTCAAAGGATTTACACTTAAGAAAGCAGAAGGAGGCTTAGGTCGCGTAGCTTCTACTAAAGATAATTTGTTTTTAGTAGTAGCTGCAATGGCTGTAACAGGAACGCAACTCACTCACGGTGAGTCTAAGTTTATTATTCAGTTAAAGGATGCAGAGGCATTGGGTATTACTGAGAGCTTCGATGCAAACCAAAAAGTACTTACCCACTATCACCTATCGGAAATCTTCCGTTTAGCCCCCGAAAGCCAAATCATCTTGCTACCTGTAGCAGTAGGCAAAATGCAGGATAGTACGGCACAGATAGTAAAAACCATCCGTGCTAACAAGCAAATTAAAGGAGTAGGGCTCTTTGGCTTTACCAATGACCTTTCCACCATTGCTAGCGATGTAGAAGATTTGCAAACGCAAATCGTAGAAGCCGTGAAATCAGACGGTATTCTCATTGATTTTGTGCTTATAGAAGGCAAAGGCAAAGAGGGCTTAGAGGTAAATAACTTTGCTGACCTCAAAGAAAAGAATGCCCCACAGGTATCGGTAATAATTGCCCAAGACAAAGGTATTGCCACTATAGATGAGGCTTACAAGTACCACGCCAGTGTAGGTAGTGCTTTGGGTATGTTATCGGTGCGAAATGTGAGTGAAAATTTAGGTTCTGTAGATATTGAAAGCAAACCCGAAAATGCCAAAGGTGGCAATACCTACCCTCTTACCGATGAGGGGAAAAAACGCTACATCAGTGGGGGTATTTCCACAGGGCAAAGTGCGGAGGAACTTAGCAATGAGCAGCTAAAACTACTCAATGATAAAGGGTACATTTTGGCAGGACAATATGCCGATATGGCAGGCTTTTTCCTCTCAAACTCTCCTACTTGTGTAAGCAAGTCGTCTGACTATACCTATATTGAAAATAATAGGGTGTGGAACAAAGCGGCACGCTTGGTGCGTCAAACCCTCTCACCACGTATCAAAAGCAAACTACCTAAGAATCCACAAACTGGCTACCTCAAGGATAGTATTGTTACTTCTTTGCAAGAATTAGCAGGGAAAGCTATCGAAAGACAAATGGTAGTAACTGGTGAGATTAGCGGATATGCAGTGAGCATTGATGCGAAGCAAACGGTAACAGAAGAAACGCCTTTAAAGGTGAAAATACGCTTGGTGCCTGATGATATACTACACGCTATTGAGGGCGAAATTGGTTTAACATCTAATTTATAACACTATGCCAAAGAATACCAATGTAATTAACCACTTCGGCAAACTAAAAGGTTGGAATAATGTAACCTTCAACCTTTTAGGGCGTGATGTGGTAGGTATTACCGAGATTAGTTACTCGGATAGTACAAAAAAGTCGAATATTATGGGAGCAGGAGGCTTCCCTGTAGGGCGTACTGAGGAGAACTACGAGGCTAAGGCTTCAATTACTCTCCTTATAGAAGAGGTGGACGGTATGCGCCGTTCGCTTCCCAAAGGAACACGCTTGCAAGATATTGAGCCTTTCGACATTCCTGTCATCTATGAAACCCCCAGCGGACTTATCGTTAAAGATGTGATACGCAATGCCGAGTTTTTGGGTACTGAAATGGAAATCAAACAAGGCGATGGCTCTATTGCTATCAAGTTTGAGCTGATTGTAAGCCATATTGACTGGGATATTTAATAACCTTTTAAAAGCTGTTTAAAAATGAAAAAATACACTGAAGCCGATATTGAGGACTATAAGGCTAAGTATCCTAATGTGGTGAGAGAGATTGCCATCTACCCATCGGGCACTACCTTTACCAAAGAGGGAGAAGCCAGCGAAGAGCCTGCTTACTTTTTAGTAAAGAAGCCTAATAAAAACCTCTTGTCCTTGGTAACTTCCAAAGAGTACCAAGAACACCCCGACAAAGCCAACGATGCAATTGTAAAGAATTGCGTGCTTGCGGGCGATATAGAGTGGATGGAGAACGATGCTTCTATCTATATGGGACTCATCACCGAGCTTAGCAAGCTGCTCAAAAGTTCAAAAGTTGCCTTAAAAAAAGTGTAGAGTCGTCGCTGCTATCCTTAGAAGCGTACGACTTTATAGAGGGCATAGATGCATTACTCCGTGCCAATGGGCAACAGCCCGAAACAATGAATGACACCCAGTGGCAAGAGCAGTTTAAAGCCCTTGATTTTAAAATGAAGTGCCAAGAGCAAACTCTCTACCGAGCCGTGAAACGCGCCTTGGTGGAGGTGCTCAACGAAATTAGTAAACAGTCGAATCCTTAACCCTATACCGAAGTGAATCACACCACTACTTGGACGTTTGAAGCCAATGACAACGTATCGGAAACCCTTCACGAGGCACAAGCCAATGTGCAGCGTGCCACTGAGGGTATGCGACAAAGTTGGCAATCCTTGGTGAGCAACTTGCGCCCTATTGATTGGCAAGCCGCTACTGAGGGCTTCCAACGCCTTACAGGGCTTTTTTCGGCATCGGCTCAAGTAGGGGCAGACTATGAAAAGGCTTTATTAGATGTAGCTGCCATTACAGGGATTACAGGCGACGACTTGGATAACTTAGGCGATAAGGCGCGCAACCTCGCTAAAGAGTTTGGAGGTTCAGCTTCCGATAATCTCGCTACCTTTCAAACCATACTCTCACGCTTAGGACCGCAGATAGGTGAAAGCGATGAAGCTCTTGCCAAAATGGGAAGCTATGCCAATACGCTTGCAAAGACTATGGGAGGCGATGTAGTAGGAGCTACTGATGCGCTTACTACTTCAATGTTGCAGTTCAAAGTAAATTTGGATGACCCCATAGCTGCCACAGGCGAAATGGAGCGAATGATGAACGTAATGGCAGCAGGAGCTAAAGAAGGTGCCGCCGAAGTGCCCCAAATAGCTCAAGCCTTAGTACAAGCGGGGGGAGCTGCCAAGCTCTCCAACGTAAGCTTTGAGGAGACCAACGCTGCCTTACAAGCCTTAGCGCAATCGGGCAAATATGGAGCCGAAGCAGGTGTAGGACTTAGGAACGTGCTTATTAAAATGAATGCGCCCTCTGCCCTCTCCAAAGAGGCTACTAATATGCTGGCAGCTTATGGGGTGAATATGCAAAAAGTGTCGGACACTACTGTGCCTTTTGCTGAGCGACTCAAAGAGTTGCAGAAGATAGGACAAAATACCGATGTTTTGGCTGCTGTCTTTGGAGCTGAAAACATACAAGCAGCTCAAGGGCTTATCAATACTGCCGATGCACAAGCTGAACTTACCCAGCAAATTAGCGGTACCAATGTAGCTACAGAACAAGCTTCTATCGTGATGAGCGGTTGGAGTGAGTGGCTTGGTAGGTGTAAAGCGTGGTTAGACGATTTGAAAATAGGTTCGTTCTCCTTTACCAAGGTGCTTGGTGTAGTAGGAGACAGCTTAGGAGGCGTAGTGAGCGTATTGGGTGATATGGGTTCTGCTTATTCAGGGTTTGCTCCTGTACTCAAAGGAGTAGGGACTTGGCTTAGGCAAACAGTTGTAGCGCAAAAGTTATTAGTAGTGTGGACAAAAGTAGTTACTGCGGTACAATGGCTTTGGAATGCAGCGATGACTGCTAACCCTATCGGTATTATCATCGTTGCTATTGGTGCTTTGGTGGCTGGTATTGTGTGGCTTGCTAACAAAGTTAGCGGTTGGGGTGAAGCGTGGAAACATACGTGGGAGGGTGCAAAACTCCTTTTTCGAGGCTTTATTGCTTATATAGAAATGGGGTGGACAACTCTTATCAACGGCTTAATGATAGGGCTTAATAAGATAAAAGAAGGTTGGTACAGGTTCAAGAATGCCGTAGGCTTAGGAGATGAGACAGAGAACAATAAAATGCTCGCCCAAATCAATGAAGATACCGAAAAGCGCAAGCAGGCTATTATTGATAGTGCTAAAAAAGTACAAGAGACGACGCTTGCTGCCAAAGAGGAATTTATAAAAGCGGGGAAATCGCTCAAGTGGAACAAAGAAGAAGAGAAAAAAGAAAATACTGAATCCCCTAAAGCAGGCAATCTTTCTGCAAGCTCGGCTATTGGAGGAGGTGCAAGTTCTAACCCTATCACCCCTACTAAAGGTGGCAAAGAAGGAGGTAAGGAAGGAACGATGAGCGTAGCAGGTAGTGGTGGGAGTAGCAAGACTATCACCATTAACATCACTATGAACAACAGCTTCCCTATTGATAAGACCATTGGTAGCAAAGAAAATGCAGCTAATGGAGTGATTAGCAAAATCAACGACCGAATGCGCGATGCCTTAGTAACCTTATAGATATGAAGGATATAGTAATAGACGAACATAACGACTTAGAGATTATAGCAGGCGATTTTAGCATTGACAACAGCCTCCTGCAAGAGGTTGGATTTATTCTACAAAGTCAGCAAGGCAATTGGAAGTCCGACCCTTTAGTGGGAGCGAATATGGTAGAACTTGTTAAAGGTAAGCATAACCGCACGGCTGTAGAGAAACGTATTAAGATACAGTTAGAGAGAGACGGCAAAGACTATGATGCTATTAAGAAACTATTAAAGCTCAATATAGACAATGGATAACCGCTATAACATATCACAACTCTTTAAGTTGGCTTTTGGCACTAACCTGCCCGTGTACCTCACCGTACCTATAGGCAAAGAGCCAGCCCACAAGGCTAAGTATGGCAGTATCCGCACTGTAGAAAGAGAGGAAGCTATGCGACTATCTAAACTTGGTACGCCCATCGTCTTTCCTATGAAATTTACCGCAGGTAGCTATAAGTGCTACGACTACCAAAGTAAGATAGTAGAGAAGCAGTTAGCCGACTTTTGGTTGCCTCCTGCTACTATGGTAGATTTTTCGAGAGTAAAGAATATCAGTCGGACAGATGTAATAGGAGGCAATGGCACCGTAAAGGAAATCTACGGCTTTGACGATTGGCAGATACGCATTCGTACCGTATGCCATAACGACGAGCTAAGCGCACGAGAGTACGAAAAACGCCTTATAGAATGGTCGGAGGTAATACAATCTATCTCGGTAGAAGGTGACCTTTTTGGGTGGAAAAATATCCACAACCTCGTGATTGAAAGCATTGATATACGCAGCTTGGAGGGTACCCCTAACATTATCCCCATAGAGCTGAATTGCATTAGTGACGAACCTTTTGAACTTATTTACCGTCTATGACCTTTGCCATTGAAGTAGCTGTTAGCTTTTACCCTAAGCAGGGCACCCCTTTTAAGGTGCAGAAAGTTTCTGCCATTGAGATTGAAAGCTCGTGGAAAATGCTCACCGATACGGCAAGCGTGGTGCTGCCTCGCAATGTAGGTGATTTCGATAAGCAAAAAGTAAGAGAGCTCTTTGCCGTAGGCGACAAGGTAGTAATACAAATGGGCTACAACGGTGAACTCTTGCAGGAGTTCGAGGGCTTCATTACCCAAGTATCGGCAGACTTTCCTATCACTATTAGCCTTAGCGATGCAATGTGGAAGCTACGCCAGTTGCCCGTCAATTACGTGTCGGCAAATGCAAGTCTAAAAACATTCCTTAGCGAGGTAGTGAAAGACTACCCTTTAGAAGTAGAAGATATAAGCCTTGGTGGCGTACGCTTTAGCAATACCACACTGGGTGCGGTGTTGGACAAACTCCAAAAAGACTGGTCAATATACAGCTTTATTCGTGCAGGCAAACTCACTATAGCCAAGCCTTATTCGGATGTAAAAGCAGGCAAAGAAATAAAGCATTTCGACTTAGAACGTAACTGCACCGAGAATAACCTTAAGTACCTAAGCAAAGAAGAGCGCACCATAAAGATTATAGGCACCTCGTCTTTTGGCAAAGGCAAACGCCTAAAATACGAGTTTGGCGATGAGAGCCCTAAAACGACCTTAAAAATGACTTGGCACGTTAGTTCACAAGCCGAACTTGAAAAGGAAGTAAAACGACTATACGAGCTACACAAGCGCGAGGGTTTTGAGGGGAGCTTTACCACTTATGGTACCCCCTCCGTACAGCACGGTGAGAAGATACGCCTTAGCTCCACCCTCTACCCCGATAGACACGGTGAGTACTATGTAGATAGAGTAAAGAAGAGTATTAGCAACGCCCAATATAGGCAGGAAATAGAAATTAGCAGCAACGGTGCGAGTCGCACTGGCAATTAATATTATGAACGAGATAGACGAGTTTGATATATTGCTTTCCGAAAAGATAAAGAAAGCTATCCCCCAAGTGCTACAATGGGCAACAGTAACCTCTGTAGATTGGCAGGAGAAAACCTGCGAAGCCACCGATTTAGATACGAAGTTGCCTTTTTTAAACATAGCACTCGGCATAGGGGGAATGTATATCAAACCAAGAGTAGGAAGCCTTATACTTATAGGTATGGTAGAAAATAACGAAAGCCAGCCCTTTTTACTCAATGCTCAAGAGGTAGATATATACGAGCTGAAAGCGGATAAGTTTACCCTACAAAACGAAATGGTAGATTTTAAAACCCTTTTAAACGACCTTTTAACTGAACTTAAAAACGCTATAATTCAAACACCCGCAGGCCCTGGCAACTTTGCCCCACAGAATGTAGCGAAGTTTGAAGAGATTAACAACAAAATAAAACAACTATGGCATTAAATAAACAAGCCCTTAAAGCGGGCATTATCCGCCTGCAACAAGATATGCTTACTAAAACAGATGCCTCAATGGAAGAATATGCCGAACGCTTAGCAAGCCTTATTGACGCATTCGTCAAGAGTGGCGAGGTAACCGTTGCACCAGGTATACAAGTAAGCACGGCGGGAACGGCTACTACCCAAACGGGTGCCACTACAAGTGAAGGCAAAGGAGTGATAAACTAAAAAAAGTAACACAATGGATTGGATATTTGAAGGACTAAAAGAACATATAGTAGCATTTATTGGTATGGTATTATCGGGCTTAGCAGGTTGGTTCTTTGGTAGACCCAAGCAACAAATGGAGCTACAAACCAACGAATTAGACAATGTAGACAAGGCTGTGAAGATATACCGAGAGATGATAGAAGACCTCGGTGCCAAGTACGCCAACGCTATCGAAGAGCTCAAACACGCTAACCAACGCATTAAGGACTTAGAAGCCTCAGTAGAAGAGCTTCTTACCGAATTAAAGAAGTACAAGCAACTCAACGGAAAAGCAAAATGACAATAACAGCCCTACATAATCAAAGCCTCCTCGACCT